TTGAACCTTTTTGCGGTCTTAATTTAGGATTCCGTGGATGTTTGTAAAGTAGACAATCTGATATAGCTTGATTAATTATTGAAGCGACTAAAGCTTTGCATCCAGAAATTTCTGAATTATCCATACATATCCTTATGTAAATTAGGAACCAGGGATAGCCTGAGCTGATAGACCGTCCCTAACTTCACGTACTACTACATTACTAAATAACTAATAAATATTGTACCATTTACTTTATTCGCAATGATACTAGCACCTGCCGCTAACGTATTTATGCTGCTAGACTCATTACATTAGAACCTAATAAGCTACTATCTTTAATCTGACCAGTTGTCCCATTGAAAATAGCTACATCACCATTAACTACCGGTAGCAGTACATCCCCACCAGAAACATCCTGATTTAATGTAATCACGCCATTACTGATAGAGGGTAAAAATTAATTTGGCCAGCGACATCCGTTGTAATTTGTAAAATTCACATGACTTTGAAATCCTTTTCAAAATTAGAGTAACTAAATAATCTTAACCTTGACGTGGTGTCATCTTATTTCCCATACGTTTCCAGTTAGCTTCTTGTGAAGGTGCTGCAGCCATTTTTCCACCCTGACCTACTTCCATATCACCTTTTCTTTGTATAACGCGTTTAATACCTTGCTGGTGATTTTCGCTAACTTTTTTGTTATCTACCATTCCTTTCATTGTTAAACTCCTTTTGTCTATGACAATACTATATATTAATTATCTTTATTAAATCCATATAATGATTTTTTGATGTAGTTAATTATATTCTGTAACTTTTCATTAAGCTCAGCCATATAATTATATCTGTACATAAGTTCCAATATTTTTTCGTTGATAGCCTTTATTTCTATTCCGTGTTTGTCAATGTTAATAGCCCCTAAATCCCTTGCTGCATTAAATATAGTTATATGATTATTAAGTTTTTTTTCTAAATTATCTATTTTTTCCATATAATTTTTATTTAGGCAATAATTAGTATGCTGTAACTGATTATCGGATATTGGTAGTATATTATGGCATGAGCAATTACATAGATAAGTATGTGCAACCATTATTATTTTCCTTAATTAATCTTCCAATTGTTATATTTTTTTCTGCGCGCACGTCTTTATTTTGAAAAGTCCAAATCTCGCCGGTATCATTTATAGCGACAACAAACATTAGATCGTGTTCTTGGCTGTAATCTATGATTGCAAATGCATACCCATCACCTTTAGGCGTTGATAAAGGGATGCATGGATTAAGTTGTAATATCATTTTTTATGCATCTTTCCTAAAGTTTTAGCTAATGCTACACGTTTTTTCATCAATGGGGATTTAGATTTAGCGGCTTTTGCCATCTTCTTTTGAGGAATTTTTTTTCCTTCAGGAATTCCTAAAGCTCTGTGTAGAGCGCCTTTGTTTTTTGTAGCACATGAAATCCATTTTTTAACCATACTAATGACCTCACTTTAATTGGTTATAATCTTTACTAAATCCTTTTAATGCCATTTTAGTATTATTTCTAATATAGTCAAATTAGGATTCTCTTATTTTTCAAAATACCACCCATTACCAATAGACATTAGACTCCCTTTTTATCTTTAAGAGGAAGTAAGGTATTTTTTCGTCTAGTTTTATTAGTATCCTTAGCTACTTTTTTAACTGATTTTTCAGTTTTATTCATGGCTTTTTTTGAATTAATAACTTTACGTTTATCGTACGGATTAATTTTCATTTTCATTTCCTTTTTCCATATAGTTCTTGATATTTAGAACGCCTTTCAGTTTGATTAGCGCCATAAAGATGTGATCTTACTTGATTCTCAAGCTGACGGTCATCAAGTTTATACACTTTTTTAAGTTCGTGCGATGTCGCCTCTTTAATATCATTCCATGTTACTTTACCCATAAATATTCCTTTAATATTAAATTAATTCAGCCAATATTTGTTTAAGTAATTTCTTAAGATGTCTTTTATTTAATTCAATGACTTGGCGTTGAAGAGGACCATTAGAAATTTTTGCCTTAAAAACACCAACATTCTCTATATCAAGAGCGAACACATCGTTACCATAATCATAATAACTTCCAAATATCTTCCCTATTGTTATCTTCATCTAGAATCCTCGTTGCTCAATAGGTCTTGATAAATTTGCATGCAACTCTATAGCTTCTTTAAGATGCCTATGTGCCATATCCCTATGTTCTAATCTTAAATGTGCTTGATCTGAAAACTTTTCTGCATTGGCTTTTATAATCTCAATCATCGTATCGTTATGTGCAAGTTTAAGTTCATTATCCATTTTCTTATCCTCTTGCTGTAATTTAGCTAAATCAATCATATACTCTTGCTGATTGTGTTGAGAGTCTATCTGCATCTTTTGTTGTGCTAATTGATTCCTAATAGTAGCAGGATTGTTTTGTGCTTCTTGTTGCTGCTGTTGCATTGCAATTTGTTTTTGTTGTTTCATTTCTTGTAACCAACCATCAACCATCTTTTTAAGCTGATCTATTCCGCGTCCTTCCATGTTATCCAATACAAAGTTTAATCCTTTCTCAGCAATAAACTGGGCGAATAATGGTGACATCCCCATCATCTCTTTTATCATCATAATCGTACGTGATTTTTGAACTTGGAATGATGCACCTGCTTTAACAATAACATTCAGTGCATTGGCATCATAAAACATATTTACACCATCACTACTATTTATCTTAGCGTAGGATTTTTTACCTTCCTCATCCATGACTGGGATAGTTCTGTTCGTAGTATAGTATTTAGGAAATAGATCAACATATATCTGTGCTGCTCGCTGGTACCCATCTAAGTAACCAACAATGTATGGCATCGCGGCAGCATTAGATTGTGTTGCTGCTTCAACTAATGCGATACCAGATAACTGATTATTATTAATACCCAAAGATGCATCATACGACCCTAAAATATTTTGTATCAGTTGATCTGAGCCAGAGAAAGCTTGCAGTACCTCTGCAGGCGCTGGAACCTTTATAATTTCTCTGATTGGTTCAGGAATTGGTATATCCGGATTTTCTTCATAGAAGGCATTAACTACGATATTACTTGGTTTTTGAATATCCTTTATAGCTTGAAGAAAGTCTTCTTCTTTTGGCAATGCTTCTTTCTTTATAATAAATTTATGCTGAACTATGTTCTCAACTTCATTAGCAAGTGCAATACCAGCGTAATTCTTTAAACGTTGCGCACCTTTTGCGTGATATACATAAGGTCGAGTAACTTGCCTTACATTCCCATTTTTAGGTGTTTTAATCATTATTGAATTACCATCAACAAATACTAATGGTAGGTGTGTAAAATCTGTATCTGTATATTCAATAATTCTATTTTCAATTAATCGATATCTGCAAATAATATCTGTTTCAGAAACGCGGGGTTTCCCAATGATAGCAGGAGGCATTTCAATATTGCCCCATGTATCTAACATCTCATCATATTCTTTTTTAGTTTTAACAGTTCCATCGCGAAGTTGAACAATAGTAACGCGCTTTTTCTTCTTCTCGTAATAATCTCCTACAATAATTATTGGCGTTGAATCATTTAGATATGACCAGTTGAAGCCTGCAAAATCACGACGGAAGTTAAGTTCATTAGTTGGAATTTCTGGATATTCATCCTCAAAATCATCCTGTGACATTGGGAATAACTCGAAGCAAAAACGACCGTCGCCTTTATGAGAATATCTAGCTAACTGATCAAATCCACATAATGTGGGGTCGTAAGCACGTTCAATATTAATAACTTGATGCATAGCCATGGGACTTGCATAATCAGTTGATACCTTAAGCGTACTAAATCCACCACTCAGTAAATCCTTATAAATTTCATATTTAGTGTGATGATTTTTAGCATCAGTTAAGGTGTGGCGCAAATGCTGCTCAAGAATCTTAATAGTTGTAGGATCAGCGGTGTTTTGATCATCCGCTGATACTTCTATATCAGGCTGTTGTTTTGAAAATTCACCCAATAGACGAGATATATAAGCCTCAAGAATATTGAATTCTAGTTGAGGCTTTGATAATGTCATTAAAAGTGTTATTTCTTCTTCACGAAGAGATGATTCGAATACAAAACGTCTGAATTCATTATAACGATCATAGTTTGGCTTAAAGTAATCATAAGCTCTACGAACATTAGTCTTTATGCGCTCTAGCTGTTCCTGATGCTTCTTTGCCACTTCCATGTGACATGTCCCCTAAGTCAAGACACTATTTATTTTCCATCAATTAATTTCTTTAAATCCAGTATATTTGCTTTAAGATTAACGTTGTCATTATAACGTGCTTGGTTAAGAAAATTATGCAAACAGTCTAAACGTTCATGTATTCCATCAATTCTATTATTTACGGAAGTAATTTTCTTACAGCAAATATCAAAAATATTACACACAACAATCGTTAAAAATAAACTTGAACAAATATACTCAAACATACTCATTATTTTTATCCTTAAAAAAATTATTTACCATAAGCTGCCTTTTTCAGCCTATCAATATTATTGAAACCACTCATTAAATTTTTAGCCAAAGCTTTATCATTTCTACCATCTTTTCTCATAAAAGCCGTTTCAGGAAAGGCATAAGTATAAGCTAGCGCATCTCCACAATCTGGTGATCTTATACCTCTTTTTTTCATCTTGTCTTTTGCTTCCAGTTTTATTCTACCTAAATGGTCGTTATGATCTAATTGAATATTGCATAGATCGGCCTCTAGCTCATCATTATCAGGTATTTCACAGGGATAGTCCAATAAACCAAGTTTCATCGTTCCCCACATCTCTGCCCTTTTATTGAAATATAGGTTTTTATTTAGCGGTTCTTGACCACCCAACACCGTTTTAACAAAGTCTTTGTATTCAATTTTGATATCATAAAGTCTATCCCTAATCTCAGCGCCGCCGCCGGCGGGTGCCCCATCTAAAACAACCAAGTCTGGTTTTTCCTCTTCTATTATTCTATGTATTATGTTAGCAAGTTCTGTTGGGCTCTTCTTTATAAATGTTTGAAGTTTATAAATCTTTCTGCCATGTCGTCTTATAATAGCGGTTCTATCATTACCACTTGTTGCAGAATCAATACCAATAATAAGCCTGCCAACCGGTTTAACATCGCACTTACGCGCTTTTTCCACAATCGCAGATGGGATAAAACTATTAGAATCAGACATTACAAAGGCTTCGCGTGGTGAGCAGGGGTATTCCTGTCTAAATGCCAATAGGCCATCGAAACCGTCTGCTGATAGAGAATTAATTTTATGTCTTCTCCAGCATAGTTGCTGATCATTTAGTTGATAAATATCAGCTAGGTGTTGTTCTTCTTCAGTTAGAGTAAAATCTTTAGGGGCAAATTTAGTATATTCCTCTTGCCAAAACCAAGGGATGAATATAGGGATAAATCCAGAGAGTCCAACTTCAGCTAATTGCCATTGTTGATGAAAATAATTACCTATCCCATTAGCTGTTGATTCTAAGAATATCTCTGTACCATCCACATCGGGAACCGCTTGCATTATTCCTTTTGCATGTTCAGAAGCATTTGGCCAGTACGCCACTTCCGATCCATGTAGGTATTGGATTGTACTTGATCTTCCAACAGACTTATTCCCTGCCGTTCCAAGTTTATAGCCAGAATCCAGACCTGCAAAAATGAGTTCCTTTGCATTTGACGCCTCAATCGTAGGACGAACAACAGCAGAACAATGTTGATGATACCGATTAGCCATTTCAAAAAGATTATTTGTAGCGTCATTGTCATGTGTAAGGATGAAAGCCCGAACCCCAAAACGGTGAGTAACTCGCCAATAAAAGCGGCCTTCAACATACGTAGAGCACCCTTCTTGTCTTCCTTTAAGGATGATTGCACGTATTCTACCAGTTTCTCTACGTTGGTTTTCGACGCACTCATGAATGTACCTCTGTGGTTTATTTAGTATGAAAGGTTCAATGCTTCCCCCTTTTGTACGTATCTTTAAACACTTCTTTGCGTAATGCTCAAAGTCATCGCGTAATTTTCTCCGTATATTCTTTTCGTATTCATCCATGAATAATCCTATTTATTTTTAATAAAATCTCAAGAGCAATTATCAGGTGCCTATTTCTCTAAATAAATAATTTTACTCATTTTAATTAACTCATTTTCAAGTAAAAAAATTAGCATTTTAGCGCGAGCGTTTACTTCTAAATCATCAATAATACATATTCTTGGTGTAAGATTATCAGAAACCACATAGGAAATTACATTTGTATTATTAAAATATTTAGTCATATTTAAAAAAGAATCTCCAGTAGAGCCACTATCCCCCTGTAATCTACTTGGCAACATATTACCAAGCTCAACTGCGTTGAATGCAGAAATTACACATTCGTTTCCATTTTTTAATTTAATATTTAATCCATAAAGCTGAAATATTTTCCATCTGTCTTCATCTTTTTTATCCTTATACCAATAAAATAAACTCTCTTGATTAACGCCTAATTCTTTTAATTTTATTGATAGTTCAAGTGAACAAACTTGATTTTCTAAACCGAGCATTTACAATTCTCCGATGGTTTTGCATTAAGTAATTTTTTAAGCCCAGAATTTATAGAATTATTGAGAGATTCTATAAGTTTCTTAGTAATAATTTCTGAGATTTCAGGCGCTTTTGAGTTTTCTTCTTCTGTCATTTTATAATCCTACATATATCTTTGCGCCATTTTCAATAAGCAACTTCACTATTTCTGTATGGCCACTTCTTCCAGCCAAATGCAGCGAGCTGCACTTAGCATTATTCACCGCATTTACATCTGAATTCGCTTCAATAAGCAACTTCACTACTTCTATATGCCCATTCCATGCAGCCCAATGCAGCGAGCTGTACTTATCATTATTCACCGCATGTACATCTGCACCATTTTCAATAAGCAACTTCACTACTTCTATATGCCCATTCCATGCAGC